CACCGTGGCGGTGGCCGCCACGCTAGAGTAGTAAGTGCCCGTGCTCCCGGTGCCACTCGTGCTGCCAGTCCCGTAAACCTCGAAGTACGGATTGCCCGCGCCATTGTTCACGGCGCCTTGGGGAATAGCGCCCATTGCGTCAATAAATCCGTCAAGGTCAAACACGGTCGAGCTGGCCGTAGTCACCGTGACGATGTGGCTGCCATTGGTTGTGGATATTTGAATGGCGTTACTCATGTAGCTGCTCATGCCGCCACCGGAGTAGCTGGCGCAACTGTTGCCTCTAGCAGTCGTGCCGTTGTTGTATAGGTAGTTTCCCGGGTAGTTGATGGGGCTCAGTCCCGAGGCGTTGTTAGCGTAAATCCCGATCACGTTCGCAGTTTCCTGACAGGGACCAATGGAGCAGTTCATGCCCGTGATCCCGGTCAGGGTCCAGTGGCACGACGAACCGCTGCACGCGCTTGCGGCAGACGGGTCTGCGACCTGCGTGCCATTGTTATAGATCGGATAGTCAGTCGGAGACCCGGACGCGCTCGCGGTCCAATAGAGATCCACCGTGCCGGTGTCGCACCCTGAGTTGCCGCTGTTATTGGTGCAGAGGACACTGCCCTGATTCGCATACGAGTCAGTGACGGCGGACGGTGCACCGCCGGAGGCGACGATTGGCGCCGGCATAATGCCGTGCCCACCCACCGCGACAGCGCAGAGCAGCGCCGCGAACGCGGCGTGGAATACGGTTCGCAGCGCCTTCAAGTGAATATCTCCCGCCTACAGCATCAGGAGCGGGGAGATCGCACTACATTCGGCTCCCCGTTCCGTCAGCTTGTCGGCCAGCATGGCGCTCAACGCCTCGTACTCGGCCGGGTAGCGTGCCTGCACGCGCTGCAGGAACGTCACGTAGTCATGATCCTCGGCGACCTTCTCGGCGCGCCGCGACACAATCAAAGCCATCAGGGTCGCATCGTGCACCGGGCCATCTAGCGGAAAACCAATCGCGAGCGCCTCGGAACCACTCCGAAGCAACTCGCGATCAGCGATCCCATCGAACCCGAGGAAGTTCACCCCGCCTCAGTACGGCTCATAGATCATGTGCCCGCCGATTGCGCCGGCCGTGGTGCCGGTGAACGCGGACAGTGACAGCTCCCCGAGTGATGCCGTGTTGCCCACGAGGGTGATCTCCTCGTCGCGGTCACGGGCCAGCCAGCGCGCCATGCCGCCGTATGCGTTGAACGGCAACACCAGCAAGCGCCCGAGAGTCGAGGAGCGCTGCGGGATCGTGGTCGCTGAGTTTCCGACGACCGGAGGTGCAGCGAGTGCTGCGGTGGCCGCGTCAAGCGCCTGGTCGATAGCGCCGCCGGCAACCACTGTTCCGCCGACGGTCGAGTCTCGGCCGAGCACCATGATCTGCGGCTGGCTCGTTGAGGCCGACTGGCCGCCCAGGAAAACCTCTAGGAGCGCGATCTTCTGGGTGGCCGAGCCGCCCTGAATGAGGCCCATGTAGGTTGTGTTGGCGAGGTTCGTTGTGTCGGCAGTCGCCGCCGTGGTCACGGTCGCGGTACCGAGGGATCGTTTAGCCATTGATAAAAACTCCTATTACGGTAAAAGAATCCGTGGGACATCCACGGTATCGAGCGACTTGCCTTTGTCCGCCGCTTCGGAGACTTCCTCTATCACGAAGCGCATCGGTTTGCAGGCTCCGCCCGCAGAAACCTGGGCGGCTTTGCACGGATCGCAGATGTAGTGGTCACACGATTTGCACCACGCCCGCTCGCGCGTCCGCCACGGATTCTTGATGAGCTGCTGGCAGCAGTGGCTACAGGTGTAGGTCGCGAGCTCGTGGCGCCCACGGCCTAGCTCCGGTGAAAGACCCAAGCTGATGTGTAGCTCGGCGGGCACGCCGACGCCGGCATCGATCTCCAAATAATTCTCATCGTTCAACTTGCTGTGAACGGACACGCCTAGTTGCTCCCGTTGACCCGCTTGCGCATGGTGTCCAAGGCGGTGAGGGCTCCGGGGCCGGCCGGTATGATCCCGGGGCCGGCGGCGACCTGCTGTTGAGCCCAACCGAGGAACTGCTGCGCCATGACAAGCGCCACCTCGGGGCTCGGGCAGTTGTGCGTCTCAACCATGCCGAGATACTGGCCATCCGGCACGGTCACAAAATGCAGTTGATTGTTGCCCGGCCCACCGCTTCGGAGGTGCCATTTGACCTGAATCTGTTGGGCGTGGGGTTGTTCTGGGGACATGGGTACTCCTACTGCAGCGCCGGGATAATAGCGCGGCTTGTGCACCGACAGTTAATTTCAGTTCCGGGCCATATGTTTTTCTTGACCGCCGGGTCGTACATGCCGGCCTTTATGACGTAGCGTTTTCCGTTCATGGCGACGTGCGTCGGCCGCGGAACCTTGCCGGCATGGGAGTGCATCCAGACTGCCTCCTTGATGCCGAGCTCGGAGCGCCGCTGCTCCTCCATGACCGCCTTAGCCTTGCTGCTTTGGTCGCGGGCGATGAACGCGGCGCGCTTGAAGGACACCCCATAGGCGCGCTGGATGCCGGATGTGAGGGCGCCGAGCTTGCCGCCGGTCATCACCGCCTGCCACACGGAGGACTCGACGTCCTTGAGAAACTGCTGCGGAATCGACTTGATGAGATTCACATTCTCAGCGATGACTGCGCGGTAGACCTGCGCCATGCCGGCGGTGGGCTCGAAGGCAACCGTAAAGCCCGCCTCCTTGAGTCGCCGTTTGAACATGCCGTCTAGGTTCCGCCTGTGCTCATTGGCGAAGGCGGTCGCGATATCGTCGCTGGCATTGTTCAGCCGGCGAATCCAGCGCTTACCCCATCGGCGCATAGCATCGCGCAGCGCTGCGACCGGGCTCTCATCCTGCGCGCCTACGCCTATCTCGATGGGGCGGGCCTTGGCGGCGGCCTTGATGTGCAGCAGCATGGACTTTGCCATCGCCGTGATGAGCGCCTCCAGCCGGCGGCGATAGGCCATCTCCAGTCCTGCATTGGTGCGGATGGCCCGGAGGGTAGCTGGCTTGCTAGGCACTGATGCGGACTTCTTCCTCGACGCCCTCGCTCTCCAAGTCCGGGGGCTCGATCACCTTGTCGACGTCAATGGAATTGAAGCCAGAGTCGGGGTCGGACGCGAGATGGTCGCGCGCCTCATGGCCATCGATGATGCCGCTATCTACTGCAGCGACCAGCGTTTCCATGGTGGCCTTGCGCACCTCGGCAACTTCTGAGCCGGCGACCTCCTTCAGCGGCTTGAACTCGAAAGTGATGTCCGGGTCAATCTTGCCGTTGAGGTCTAGCTGGACGACCTTGAGGATGATTTCAAGTGGCGGCCGATAGAGTTGCTCCTGCATCGAGTGCACCCAGTTGTGCCACACCTCGATCTCGCCTTCGGACGTAGCGTTCAGCCCAGCGGGCGAGACGCCCGTCATGATTATCAACGGCTGATGCGTCGGATAGGCCATGTGCTCTAGGGCCTGCCCCTGCAGCTCGCCCAAGCCGGTCAGGGACGCCTGCACCTGAGATAGCAGTTCGTCGTCCTTGTCGTGCAGGAAAATGCCCTGGTTGTCGCGATTTTTGGTGAACAGCTTGAGCCGGTCGAGCAATGCCTGGTAGGCCGCAGGATCGCCGCCCTGCAGTACGGTCGCCATGTCGGTGGCGAGCGTGATGATTGAGAAGTTGCTGATGAGCCGGCTGACACTATCGACCGTCTTGAGCCAGCGCTGCACATACGGGTCGATAAGTTGGGTAAGCGACAGACCGCCGAAGTTGTAGGCGGGCTTGATGATGTCGGGGACTTCGCGCGAGATGAATTTCAACAGCCGCGAGGCGTGCACCGATTGACCAAGGACAACCCATTGCTCAGGGTTATAGAACGTGGGGATCGTGGGGTCGTTTGAGTTCCACGTGATAGGCGTGATCCACATAGGCTCGATGGTGTTGAAGCCTTCGAGCTGGCCCTGCTCAATACCGCCCTCCTTGACTGCCAGCGGCAACTTGCGGATGGCGCCCTCGTCGCCGCGGAGCTTGATGTACACCATGCCGAGGCCATAAAAGCCGTCGTGCTCGGTGACCTTGCGGAACAGCAGTTGAACGCCGTGCTGCTCAAACGCCTTCTCGATCTGCGCGATGAGGTCGGACTTGTCGCCGTCGCCCTTGCTCGTAATCTTGATCCACTCGCGCGTCATCTCCTTCGCCGTCGTCTCGACGGGCTGCCGGTATTCGGAGCGCTGAGAGAGCTCGGCGAGGTACGGGTAGCCCGGAAAGTAGAGACCGAAAGCGAGCTGGCCGGCGACGGTCTGCCCGCCCACGCCGCCGAGATAGCCTGCATATGGGTAGGTCGATCCATCGTCGAATGCCATCGCGGGGCGCTTGAACGGCAGTTGCGGCAGCGACAACTGGCGCCTGGATTGGTCGGCCGGCGGCCCGGGAGTCGAGGCGACGATGTGCCCGAGCATGGCTGGCGCTGACTTGGGTTTCGGCTTGGTCACTTCGCCGCCTCTTGAGATTGGTGCGCAATCAGCGACCCAGGACGAGGAACCGGGGGTGGGGCCACCTTGCGCTGCCGACGTTGTTTGCGGTTAGGCTGCCGCGCGACACTGACGGCTTGTCGCCTGTAATGCTCCATCATCAGAATTCTCGGCATGATGACGGACTCGAATGCCTGGTGCTCCAAGATGGCCCGCTTGTTCGTGAGCGCGTCTTGGATCATCACGGCTCGCACCGCCATCCTTACTCCAATATTCGTGGGTCTATCCTCATTGGCCCGCCGCGCGGGGCGAAGGCAATCATAACCGCATCGGCGAGGTTCGGCGATGCCGAGCCGTCGGGTTGCTTATCCACCATCAGCTTTCCGCTGCTGGAAATCTTCCACTGCGGCTGGCATAGCTCGATGCACAGCTTGGGCAAGGCCTTGATGCTGCTGGACAGACTGATGAGTTTGTCGCGGTCATAGGGCATGCCGTGGACGGCCTGATGGGTGTTGTAGAACAGCATCGACAGCCACCAATAGGCCTGAGCCTTGGCGTTCTGAAAGCGGTCCTTTGCCAGCACGTCGGTGCCGGGCACCTTGCGGTCGGGGTTGAATACCTCGCCCGAGCCGCGGAAGGCGGCGATGCGCAGCGGCCGAATGGCCCCCAGCCGGCGGCGCTCCGAGATGCGATTGGCTTCGGATCGCACGCCCGAGCCATAGCCGCCGTCGGCGTCATAGTCGAAGCCGTCGAGGTTCAGGTCCTCGCAGAGTTGATAGGCGCGCTCGGCCGTGTCGCCCACGTCGCGCTGTTTTCCGCTCCATGCCATGCATTCAATGACGCTGATGCCATGGCGTGCACAGAACGCGTTGAGGTCGCGACCCTGGTCTGCAATGTCGAGCGCCCCGCGGCGCACCCCGCTGACCACGATGTTTAGTCTCTTGTCGGCGTCGACGCTCGATTGAATCCACTCTGATGGGATGACGATACCCTCGACGCTGGCCTGATAGTTGATGTCCAGCTCTTGCGCGGTGATCACCGGCCCCCACTGCTCAAGGAACTTGTCGTAGTCCTCTTGCGTGAATCGCGGGTTATCACGCCAATGAAACGTGAACTTCTCAGACTTGCCGTCGTGCATGCGCTCAGCGAAGGTGTTTGTCATGCCGATGACGCTACTGACATCGATGCGGCAGTCGGTGGTTTTGGACAGAGAAGCATCGACCAGCGCATCGCGCTCAAGGTGAGCCGCCTCGTCCACGAAGTAGATCGTCACGCGCCCGCCGCGGCCGATGTTGTCACCGACCTCGCCAGTGATGGCTGATCCTCGCAGCGGGAACAGCAGCCGCATCTGCGCGGAATCGCGTTTCAGCTCAAAGCCGCCGCGCCACTCAAGCGGCAGACCCTCGATGTATGCGCGCGCCTTTTCAAACAGCGAGCCCATGTCGCCGGTGCGGTCAACCTTGTCCTGTTTGAAGCTGCCGAGGCCGACGGCGATGTTGTCGTACAGCACAGCGATGCTGACGGAGAACGCAACCACCAGCCATGAAAGACCCACGTCGCGGGACTTTTCTGTGCCGCCGTATTCGCCCGCGCGCCAGCGGGCATAGGCCCAGTCAACCCACTCGCGCTGCCGCGGGTCCAGCTTAAACGGCATGATGACTGCGCCGTGACGACGCACGTTTCGCGGGTCGACCGTGATGCCCCAGTCATTGATGAAGTCCGCGATGTGCGTCTGGTAGTAGCGACGCAGCTCATCGAAGGTGCGCGAGCCGGCCTGCACATAGCGGGCGCGCTTCCGGGTGCGGGCGCGGAATACGTCCGCGGCCACAGCGCTCATTTGCGCGTGGCTACGCGCTCCAGCGTTCCGGACACATCCTCGCCCATAATCTCAAGGTAGGCCTTTGCCGCAGATTCTTCGCTGATATCCAGCGGCAGCACATTGGTGCGGATCGGCCCGCCATCGGCGCCCGTGTGCTCGACGCGCTGCACTTC